AAAGCACTAAGAGCATACAACCTCACAGTTCAACTTATCTGTGAAATATCCTACCATTTTCTGCCTAGAAACGCAATACTTTTTTGCAAGTGCCGCAATACATTTTTGCTTTCCGGCTTCGGGGCTTGGGGCTTCCGTAGTCAGCGTTGTTAGCTCTCTTTGGTAATTAAATGTGTATGTGTAATTCATAATTATTCTGTCCTTTTCCACGTATAAACACCATAAAAACACATAACAAAATAGAACGCGAAAAGTGCGGCTTGTGCGTAAACGCCCTTGTATATATCAATAATTACCCATGATGAATTTGCAATCATCCAAAAATAAAACCCACTGACCTTTTTTTGAGCATTTAGGATTACCCCAACAATACTAAGCCCCGTTACTATCCAAGTGATTAATTCAAACATTGACTATTTCCTCCTGACGTAGATTTGGAATTTCTGTGATACTTGCGAATATTAATAAGTCTTTTTCCTTAGCTCTTTTTAATTCCATGTCTGCACCAAAACTAGGTGCTAGATACAGAAACGCATTTGCCCACAAATCTAAAAAAGTATTATCATAATCATAATACCAAACACCACGGTCAACCTTACATGAGTAGTGAATATGTAAATAATGAGTAAGATGCGGAACAAAGGCGTAATGACCTATGTCGTGGATATAATTTGCCGCCTCAATTACCCTATCTACGTTTTGTTGTGCTATTCTTGCGGCATCGTGAACGTCACTACCTCTAGGCATATAGGGGGCTGCAATATAAATTCTTAGCCTTTCCGCTTCTTTACTCATACCCATAACTACTCCTTTCTTTTGAAAATTTAACAGACACGCTTGATAGATTAGAAAACTGCTGATACCTTTCATTAAACACGGCTTTAATCATTCCAACTGCTCCGTGCCTATTCTTCGCTACGTTAATTTCCGCAATTCCTTTGTCGGGGTTATCTTCGTTCTTGTTATAAACTTCATCTCTATACACAAACATAATCACGTCTGCGTCTTGTTCAATAGCTCCGGTTTCCCGAAGGTCGCTCATCATCGGTCTTTTGTCGGGGCGTTCTTCAACCTTGCGATTTAATTGAGAAAGTGCCAATACAGCTATATTCATTTCCTTAGAAATCCCTTTTAGTGTCGCTGAAATTTCCCCGACTTCCAAATCCCTGCGCTCACCTTTTTTAACTGATTTAACGAGCTGTAAATAATCCACCATGAGTAATTTTATTCCGTAATCTTTGACTGCTCGTCTGACCCTGCGCCTTAATTCATCGGTGGTCATAAAAGCAGAATCATCATAGTATAGAGGAACATCGGCTATTGACTGCGCCGCTGAAACTAATTTAGACCAATCGCTTTGAGCAATAAACCCTTTTCTGATTTGCCTGTTCTCGACTCTAATCCTAGAAGCAAACTGCCTCATCATTAAATCTACATTTTGCATTTCAAGCGAAAGTATTAGACTTGGGTTTCCGTCTAATGCCGCCGAGTCAGCGATATTCATAGCAAGGCAGGACTTACCCATGCCCGGACGACCAGCAATAATTGTTAAACATTTGGGAACAATCCCACCCGAAACTTCGTCTAAATCGGTTAGCCCTGTTGAGATGCCAATTAGCCCTGTCCCTTTGCTTCGTAATTCAATCAACGCCATTGTTTCCCTGCATACTTCCGCAGAAGTCTTGATAGTTTCTCCGGTGGAAAGAGGGTTGATTAAAAGCGTAGATTTTTGCGCTTGGTCAATTATTTCCGTGACTGGTTGGTTGATGTCATAAGCCGCATTGGTTATCTCATAAGCTGTATTAAGCAACTGTCGCCTTAATGAAAACTCTTTAACTATTTTAGCATAGTGTTCGGCGTTCACGGCAGACGGGACATTATCGGTAAGCTCCGCAATATAACTTGCGCCACCGATATTATTGAAAGCGTCCTTATCAAGAAACTGCCCAAAGGTAATTATATCAATCGGCGTTGTCTTGTAGTTCTTAATTATTAGTTCGTAAATCTTTTTGTGCGCCGTGGTATAGAAATCTTCTGGGGAAAGGATTTCAGATACAGAATCAATAATCTGATTATCAAGCAACATTGAGCCGAGGACTGCTCTTTCGGTTTCTATGTTATATGGCGGTGTTCGTTCAAGCATAAACCCTCAAGTGATAAGTATTTTTATTGTGTAATCTAGCATTTTATATACTGATATTAAATTCACCCACATAAAGCCTCAGTTGGTATATTATTTTGCTTAACCTGCACCGAAGGTGTCAGGTTGAAGCAGTTGTTATACGTCTTTCTCGTCCACCGTTATAATAGTGTCATTGTGGCAAGCACCATGACACAAAAGCATCACCTCTTTTATTGTCGCCTTTCTTGATTTACCGAGACCAGTCGAGTCCCAACAAAAGTGAATACACTTACCAGATGGCTTTAATATACGGGCAATTTCATCCTTACATTTTGCCCAATACTCTGCTCTTCCAGCAGTGCCACCATGTTTTGGGGTGTATCTTCGTAGGCATTGCTCTACAGAATAAGGTGGGTCAAACAAAACTCCATCCAACGAATTATCTGGAATGGACTTTAGAAAATCTAAAGCATCCATTTGATATGCGTTACCCCTTCCTTCAATATCGTTAGCTAATTCGGCTGGACTGTTTTCACCAGCGAATGGGTCAGCCCAATTTTTACCGACATTGTATTTAGTAAAAAGTTCTTTTACTGGCTTCATGGTGAATGTCCATATAGAGGGCATTACCCATGTTCTTGATATCTCCATCCATTTCTCCTTTTTGCACGAAGTCAGGAAACGATTTATTGTTTCCTGCGTAGTGTCCGTATAACATTTGCTTAACCTGCACCGTAGGTGTCAGGTTGAAGCAGTTGTTAGATGACCCAACAATTATTTTTTAACCAAAGAAACTGGAACTTCCAACACCCTTGGTTTCTTTCAATATGAAGTAGACTTCTATCCTGGTCAGCCCATTCTATTTCAAACAAGGTTATCCAGAACGCCCCCTCATCCCACAAGTTCAATTCAAACATATTCAGTCGCATACTGCCCCCTTAGTTGACTATCCGTGTAATAAGCAAAGCGGTTACACGGTTGGCAATCCATCTAATAATTGTTATACAAGACACTTAGTTCTCCATTGATTGTGAAGTTCGTCTATTTCACATTCAAGTCTGGAAATTAAAGGTCTATACTCATCACCTATTGTATCGCATTTTTTACAAAACACAGTTCGATAATCTCCCGAATTTGATTCTTCATGACTTATGCATTTTTCACAAAGGTCTTTCCCGCAGATTTCACAACTCGCTCTACTACAAGCCATGCCATGATTAATTTTAACTCCACAAACATCACAAAATTTTTGATATTCACTTTGTTCTTTTAAAATTTTAGTTTCTTTTATCATAAAAAATGTATAACCTCGTCAATCCAGCCGATCGCTTCGCTCCGGCTGATTTTTTCGTTATGGACAATACACACACCCATCTTTGGTTAAGTCACCCTTCACCACAATTCGCTTTCCGCACTTAGGGCAATTAACAGGCTCAAAATAGTTTTGTTTGGGTGCACTCGGCGGCGCATATTTCTTGCCGTTAGCTTCCCACGTTCTTATTACAGCTTTCCAGTCTTTTATCTTTTGGCCGCCTTTTAACTTCCAACCCCTTGCTTCTTGGTAATCAATAAAATATTGTGGTTTGATATTATTTTTTCTCTCTTGGCAATAAAGAGTGATTTCTTCTAAAGAAGGTTTTTTGAATTTTTTTACTATACTATTATTTAGTTTAGTATAGTTTAGTTTAGTTTGTGTATTATCGTCAGAAGTTATTATGTTTTGCTCGTAAGTTATACCATTTTGTTGGTAAGAAACTAAAATATCGTCTATTTTGATTATAGGATTTTTCCTATTTTTGTAGGCATGGGCGATACTGTCCAGAAAATCTTGTGAGGCAATAACCATGTTATTTTTCCATAATTCCTTGTGAATTTTTCCTGTTGTTGCCATCATATTAAGCATATCTAACCCAGATTCTTCGTCACAATGAGTTTTTGTAAAGAAAAAAAGCCTATCAGCTTCGTCTTTAATGCAAAAATGGTGGTCTGGTGTTGTGCACAGAAAACGCATTACGTTACAGAAAAATCCAGTTCCCTTACTTTGGTATTTACCCTCTAAAACAAACAACGTCTTTCCGTCTTTGACGTAAAAAGGGAAATAATCAACATCGTGTCGTTCTGGTCTAGCCATATATCAATCCTTTATCACCCCTTTATTGTATTAATAATTTTTTTTAATTCGTTATACATTTGACGAAGATAATCATCTCTTGTAATTCCACGATCAACAAACCACTGCTTGCTTTGGGTTTCTCTTTCATGTAGATATTCAAGCCAGTTATTTTTAGCAAGCCAAGCAACGATTTTTTGTTCGCCGGCTTTTGTGTGTAAGTATCTATGACACTTGGCGCAAGAAGGAAACCCGTTCTGCCAAGCGTGTCTAGTGAGTAAATTATTTCTTTTGATATAGTGATGAGTTTCTAGTGTGGTTTGTAGCCCAGACGTGCCGCACACAAAACATCTATTGCGGTGGATTATTCTACACGCCTTTCGCCACATGGATTGTAGGTTACTATCTGATAACCCTTTTTTCATTCTTTATTTGCTTTCCGACTATCACACCGCTTCGTGTTAAATTTCAAATCAGCGCATAGTTCGTGTTTATATACACAACTTCTTCGATAATGCAAGCATTGTTTTTGTTCTTCAATGTTTTCGGCGGTGCAGATACCGTTGACGTTCATGTTTTTCATAGGTTCACCAAAAATGAACAATGCGTCCCTGCGTGATTTTAAGGGGATTTTGCACGTGCTTGGAAACTCCTTGAGAATCCTCTGCCCCACCTATGTCATTTTTTGCCACCACAGCAAAGCAACTAGGCGATGTATTCCCTTGCAAAGTAGGGTTGCTGGTTAGGCATCTTTTACCTTCACGCATTGTTTGTCTTGTCTTATACACCACTAATTAGTAAAAGTCAAGAAAAAAGATTTGGGGTAAATAAAAAAGTTCTTGACAGGCGCATGCCGTTTATGTATAATGCTTCCAAAATAAGAGAGGTAATTATGAAAAGCATAAGCCGAGAAGATTATGGATATTATGAAGCACCGCCGGATTATGAAGAAATGGCTGAAGAACGTGAGCGCAGAGAAGCCCACGATGAGGACGAAGCAGACGAAAAAAGATTAAGGGAAGGAGAAAAATAAATGCACTTTCAGATAGACGAAAAAAGATTTATAGAAAAGACGGAAAGCCCAAAGGGTTTTGTTTCGCTTGTTGAGTGTTGGAAAGACAAAGACGGTAACTACAAACCTAATTGGGTAACAAAAAAGATTTACGGACAAGACAAGGTTGTTCCTGCTTCAATAGGATTGGGGAGCGACAAGGCCACGATTGCGGCATTTGGTAAGTGGTTAGCAAGTGACATGGAAACAGAAACACCCAAAGACGACATTCCTTTTTAGGAGGACATTATGAAATTTAAAATCTTTCAAGACCCAAATGGTATTTTTATGGCGTTTGACGATAACGGGAAATATATAGCGTCTGCGCTGAAAGAACAAGACATGCCTCAAGCTATTCGTGCTAGACTAAGAGGCAATCTTTTTATTTCCGAAATCGAAGTAGACGCAGAGGAGAAGAAAAATGGCTGAACAAAAAGAAGCAAATGCGATTGTTGAAATGACTGCCGAAAAGATTGCTACTGTAACCGGCTTTACACCGGCGGAAATTGCGATTGTTGACACAACTTTTTAGAGAGGTGATTTATGCTTGTAAGTTTTGATAAAACGGATAGGGTTAGTTTAAGTATCCATGATTTTTCTGAAAAGGAAATGAGATTATTGGAAGATAGATTTGATGTGTTAAGAAGTCCTGATAAAATGGATTGGTTAACAATCAAATTAATAAACCAAATAGAATTAACATTTTTTAGAAATATTATGGAGGCGGAAAATGGCTGAACAAAAAGAAGTAGTGATGAGAGAGTCAACGCCGCTAACCCTTTTGAATATTGCGATTGAAAAGGGTGCGGACATTGAGAAGCTAGAAAAATTAATGAACCTTCACTTAACGTGGGAAAAAGAACAGGCAAAAAAGGCATATTGGGAGGCCATGACCGCCTTTAAGGCAAACCCACCGGAAATTGATAAAGACAAGAAGGTAAGTTATAAAACAACGGCAGGGACGACAGCATATAACCATGCCTCACTTGGAAACGTAACTGAAAAAATTAACACGGAATTAAGCAAACATGGTCTCTCAGCAAGTTGGATTACTACACAAGAGGCGGATAAAGTATCTGTAACTTGCCGGATTGCTCATGTTAACGGACATTTTGAGGAAACAAGTTTAACCGCTTCGCCTGATAACTCAGGTGGTAAAAACAATATTCAGGCGTTGGGTTCAACAATAACATATCTTGAACGCTATACGATTCTTGCGCTTACAGGTCTTGCCACTTATGAGGATGACGATGGAAAGGGAAGCGAAGCCGTGTATATTGGCGATAAGCAGAAAAGCACAATCGTTGACATGATTAATGCGAAAGAAATTGACGAGGCCAAATTCCTTAAATACATGGTTGTTGAATCGGTGGACAAAATTTTGGCTGCTGATTACGAAAAAGCTATGGCGTCTTTACGAGCAGCAAAAGGGAGGATTAAATAATGACAGATAAAAAAATGATTGATACAGCTTTAGCAGAATACAAGATAACCGATGCAGCGATAGCCAAAATCAAGGCTGATTATATGTCTTTGGTTGTTAAAAATCCGCAAGATGTCGAGGGCTATGAGCAAGTACATCGGGCAAGAATGGACGTTAAAAACCGCCGTGTAGATATTGAAAAAACGCGGAAAAAACTAAAGCAAGATGCGCTTGATTACGGAAGGGCTGTTGATGCCGAAGCTAAAAGAATAACCGGGCTTCTTGAACCTGTCGAAAACTATTTGCAAGAGCAAGAAGATATTGTTGTAAAAGAAAAAGAGCGTATCAAAAAAGAAGAGGAAGAAAAAGAAAAACAAAGAATCCAGCAGCGAATAGACCGCTTGTTTGGAATGGGAATTACGTTTAACAGCGTTAATTATTTACTTCCATTTGCGCCCAGTTTCAGTGTTCCAAGTGCAATAATCAATGCTTGTTCCGATGAACAGTTTGAAGAAATTACTGGTAAGTTTCAGTCTTTAATAGATACAGAAAAGAAAAGACTTGCAGACGAAGAGGCAAAGAAGAAAGAAGAAGAAGAAAAACTAGCGGCGCAAAGAGCGGAACAGGAAAAAGAAGCGCAACGTCTTGCCATGTTAGCTGAAGCGCAACGGATAAAAGAGGAAAAGATTAAAGCTGAACAGGATGCAATTATTAAAGAAAAAGAGCGTATCCAACATGAAAAAGACATAGAGCTTGCTAAAAAAGAAGCGGCTGAAAGGGCATTGAAAGAAGCGGCAGAAAAAGCAAAAATAGATGCCGCTAGAATAATCGAAGAAAAAGCTAGACAAGAAGAGGAGAATAAACGACAAGAAGCCTTAAAGCCGGATAAGGAAAAAGCAAGCCTATACTTTAAGTCAATCATAAAACACATGCAAGAAAAATGTCCGTCCACAAAAGACAAGGCAATTAATAAAATTATTGCCGAGCTAGAGGCTGTAATTGAAAGAACGGTTGATGAGTCATTGGCTAGATTGGAGGAAATCTAATGCCCATCATTATTGATGAGTTTGAGCAATACTCGCCTGAATGGTATGCTGCCTGTGCTGGTAATGTTGGCGCAAGCAGTATTGACAAAATCATAACCACCACCGGCGCAAGGTCAAAACAGCGTGAGGATTTTCTTTTGCAACTTGCCGGTGAAAAGATAACCGGAAAGCAAGAGGAAACATTCCAGAGCTTAGCAATGCAGAAAGGAAAAGAGCGAGAGGCTGGGGCAAGGGCTTTATTTGAAATGCTTTATAACATAGAAGTCAAGCAATGTGCCCTTGTCTATAAAGATGAGTGGAAATTATGTCATTGCTCACCGGATGGATTAATCGGCGAGAAAAAGGGTATTGAAATAAAAAACCCCACGATGAAAACTCATATTAAGTATCTTTTACAAAACACGCTTCCAACGGAATATCTTTTGCAAACACAGATGAGCCTTTATGTAACGGAGCGAGAATCATGGTATTTTATGTCAGCCTTTGAAGGATTACCACCGTTGATAATTGAAGTTCAGCGTAACGAAAAGCTGATTGAAATAATTGGCAAAGAAATTAATGAATTCAACCAAGAGCTATTATTGCTTGTTGAAAAAATTAAGGCAAGGCAATGAAAAGCATTAAAGTAACGTCTATAAGAGAAGGTCAGCCCATATTCGATAAACCGCTTCAGGATTTGTTAAAGGAGTGCGTTGTTGGTGGGGCGTTACAAGTTTTATCGCCTAAAGAGTTTATTACCCATCAGCAGATAAAATGGTGGAAGGGCGTTTTGCTTCCGGCTCTCTCAAAGAACACAGGCGACTCGATAGAGTGTTGGGAAACAAGATTAAAGCTATCAGTTATGCCGGACGAATTTAAACCAGAAACAGTTTTGGTCGGAAACACAGAATATACCAGAATACCGTCTATAACAAAACTCGGTATAAAAAAAATGAACGAATTAATTGAGGGAAGCGTAGAAAAATGTTGGGATTGGGGTTTGTCTTGGGTTACGCTTCCCGATAGCGAATTAAGGAGTTGATATGACATTAGCACAGCCAAAAAGAAAAATACCGATAGCAATACCTGTTAAGAAACTGAAGAAGAAAAGGGATTACAGGATACTTTTTTGGGTTAGTTTGCTTATAAATGTGGCGTTAGCGGCACTGCTTTTGTGTAAGGCATAACAATTAATATACGTAGTTGGTAATTTACGGGTTTTTCTGCACGAAAGGGAATTTCTGCAAAGGGGCGACTATGGACTTTGAAAAAGACACTATGGAATGGATAAATCTCTGGAAAGTGGTTCTTTTACTTCAAGAACATGATATTACCCTAAAGCCCGACAGAACAAATTCAAATGAATACGCAATGGATTGTTCAGCGCGATTTCCCTATTGCGGTGCAGACATGACTTATAATGCAAAGGTATTTGACCAACTAGCAGATGTGCCATTTGACCTTGTGCCACACGAATTACTACACATTAACTCAAAAGAACTTGAAACTTTAGGGCTTGACCGTCACGCCACAGCACAACAAATAGATTGGGCGGAGGAAAGATTAACCGACAAAACAAAAAAGATTGTTTCACGGATTGTTTTAGTAGCTTTATTTTTAATCAGTGGCAGAAAACGATTAAACAATAATTTAAAAGAAACAATGCAAGAATTAGTTAAGTTACTAAATGATTTTGATACAGATAATCTACCGGAGGCAAAATGCGAGAAGTAGAAAGCATATCGTTTAAAGGAAATGGACGGAAAATAGCCGTTTATTATTTATCCCCAAGTGATATAAAAAAGAAAAGGGTTTTTAAGGGCGACTGTATCGGCTTACGGTTTGACGCACAATCAAAAGAAAACTACACGGTTTATATGCGCCCAGATGAAGCGTTGATGGTAGCAGGGTTATTGGTAAACACAGTTTGGAAAATTACAAAATCCTATTGTTTAGGATTGGTCAGGCAAAAAAAGAGTGGGCGATAAAAAACACAGAGATAAAAAGAAGTCAAAAGGATTGTGTGTTAATTGCACTCAAAGGGCAGTTGCCGGAAAGACAAGATGTAAGGATTGCGCTGAAAGAGATGCAAGAGATAGCAGAAGAAGAAATGTTAAATATCGGAAATACCGCAAAGATAACAGATTATGCACACACTGCAAAGCCGAATTACTTGATGATGAAAACGTGGTTTGTATGAACTGTAGTAGCATGAACAAGTATATGGTGGCCGGAAAATGGAAAGAATAATCAAAGAAATACCGTTGGATTGTGAAATTGCTTTAATTAGCGACACGCATATCGGGAGCAAAAAGGCTCACATTACCGGAATACAAAGGGCGGTTGATTTCGTCAAGAAAAAGCCTAATCGCTTTTGGATTCATTTAGGCGATTGGATTGAGGCAATAACCACAGATGATAAAAGATACGAAACTGAAACCACAGAGCAGCCAATTCCAGAACTTCAGGCGAAAGAAGCGATTAGTATGTTCTTGCCTATCAAAGAACAGGGAATCTGCGGATTGTTAGGCAACCATGAACGCAAATTATCACGGACAATAAATTTCGGGCGGTCAATCTGTGAAGGGTTAAACATTCCTTACGCTACGGAGTCGGCAAGAGTTTTGTTTTTTAAAAAAGAGAAAAGATTTTTTAAAAAGAAGAAGCCCCTCTTTAAGTTCTTCATAGCTCACGGCAATAAAGTTTTCCGGTCAAACGCAAAGGATTTTATTCAGCGTGAAGCAAATAAAAAAGCGGCTTTAAAAATCTCACTTCAGTATAAAATGGGCGATTGTCAGTTAATGGCAGTCGGCCATGCTCACTGGTTAGCAGTAGTGCCACCCGCCAAACTTTTATATTTACAAGATACAGAGGACGGAATAAAGCATAGGTATCTCAACCAAGATGAAACGCCGGAAGGATATATTGATTTTGACCGCAGATGGTATTGTTGCACAGGCTCATTCTATAAACTGTTTATTGACGGTATTTCCGGCTACAATGAGCCTTACGACCCTAACGATTTAGGATTTTTAAACGTGATAATTCAGGGCGGCAAGATTGTTGACATTCAGGAAATAATTGTCTAACCAAAAAATAAACTTAACAGGGCAAGGTAGCGAAACGCTGCATATTGTGGTGGTATAAAGCGGAGTAGTTCTTGCCCTTTTAAAATAAAACCCCGGCAGTATTTCTACCACCGGGGAAAAAGGAGGATGCCACAAACGGGCATGAAGAGATTTTAATTTCTTTCCGGCAATTCAAAGCCTTTATAAATTAAATAGTCTTTGTAAAAAATTGCCTCACTTTCCAAAATTTGGCAATCCCTAATCAGCTTGTCAATTAGTTCCAACTGCTCTCGGTTTGTCTGCTTTAGGGCAGAAACCAAAGACTCAAGGCGTTCTATTTTTTCCTTTGATTTCTCAATTTCCATATCTGCCAATTCATTTATTTCAATCATTTCATCATTCATACTTTTACCCCATCACTTTTCCGGCAAGATAAACCACAACAAACCCGATTGCCACAATCAGAAACATCACAAACGCCCCACTTCCGAAAGCTTGGCAAAGCTCTGTTTCGTGCCGTTCTTCTTGTTTATAATACTTTTCATAAACATCCGCAAGCTCAATTTTTGGCGTTTCAATTTCCGCTTCCTGTTTTTCTAGTTTTTTCGTCCATTCATTTTTCATATTTGCGCCTCCATAAATTCAACCTCAATTTCCGGTTTTAACGCCTCATTTAAAACTTCTTCCCAATCTTCCGGCGTGAAGTCTTGAGCGTCCAGTAAATCGCCCTCTGATAATTCCTCTCGCAATACCTCCGCAATTCTAAGCTTTAAATCGTCCATAATTTCCCCCCTAAATTAAAATTATTATTAAACTTATCACAACCATAAACCAGAACACAACCTTCAATTCAATTATTGCTTTCATTGTTAGGCCTCACTTTCCGCTAATTCTTTAATGTGCTTCATCAGCCTTTCATATTCAGCAAATAAGGCACGTTCTTTTGCGTTTTTTCTTAGATTACATGCCTTAAAACGCCACAATATATCCCAAACATAATTCAGCGTAGGAATATCCAGTTTTGGTTTGTCTTTCATAAGTTCAAAGTTTATTGATTTCATTATTCGGCCTCGCTTTCCTTTTTGTTATAATGCCCATTCATAAAAGCCACATTCAAACGCTATCGGGTCATTACGCCTTAACCAATCGCCATATTTAGCGTTGTCGGGTATTCTTCCGCCGTTGCTTCTTTTATCATCTTCCGGCGACTCTAATTCGTTTAAATATTCCTGAAAGTCTTTTTTTGTTTTTCTCATTACTTGACCTCACTTTCCTTTAAGCCATTTCAATAAATTTCGGCGGTTCTTTCAGCGCATAAAACTCTCTTCTTGAATAATGCACTTTCCCGCCGTTTTCGTCTTTGCCGTAAATATTATGCTCGTCAATCTTGAAATCGTATTCGCTGACATAAGCAACGGCCTTTTCGCTTGCTTTACTTATTATCTTAATCATGGTTAAACCTCCTTAATGCTATAAGAAAACTCAAGATGCGTATTCTTATATATAATCCCATAGCTCGCATGGTTTTTGTTGGCAAACCATAATTCACGCTTGCCCGTTTCAACGTCTTCAAGTAAATGTTCACCCTTGAAAAATGTTGCAACGTGCCTATATCCTGCCCGCTTCATTGTTTCCTTATTCATTGTTTGACCTCCCTTCGTTAAACGCTTCATCAATAAGCGGGATAATTTCAGCCGCCCACTTTTTCACTCCGTTGAAGCCGCCTATCCATCTTTGTTATGTATAAATCAGCACCCATTTTATTTGCCCCTTTTCTGCCCGTGTAGCCGATAGCACAGCTTGGTTTGTCGCTCCCCGCGCGGGAGCGTGGATTGAAACATGTGTTGGTTATCGCACCTTACATCCGCGTGACAATATCTTACAATCGGTGTATATCCTATCTGTACCCTCATACAGGATTACATCGATTACCTCTGCCCAATCAGCCTCATCCCACTTTTCCCGTGCCGGTGTGATTGGCACTATAACTCGCGCTCCTGTGTTGTGGCCACTGTAATTACTTAGCCGCTCACAAGTGTAATTTTTGCGGCCTCTTGTAATTATTATCCCCCCGCAAGAGGGATAATCAAAATCCACTGTATTGATGATTTCGTTTTTTTTCATTGTCTTTTCTCCTTTTCTTTTCATATTTCACCCCGCTTATCAATTTGTTTAATTACATCGTTTTTCACGGTTTCCGTAATGCTTTCAATAAATACCTTTTTTTCTCTTTTATTCATCTCCCTATCTCCTTTTCTGCCGTTTCCGAAATCAACGTAAAAGTTGCGTTCTGTATATGCTCGTATTTATCATATAAATTTAACAGCGCATCCTTTTCATCTTTGCCCTCAACGATCGCGTTGATAAGGTAAAAGATACCAATCGCATTTCTTTTCCGTCCGTAAAAACGTGCTTGATATGTATTCATTATCTTAATCCTCCTCTTTTTTATTTTTCGCAAATGCGGTTATAATAGCGTGCCGGATAAGCTCCGGCGGTTAGTTGTTAGTTAATCAACATATGCGCCTGTAATTCGTGGCAACCTTCCACAATACTGCCCACCCCATTGCCGAGTTGTTCCGCTGTCTGTGTCCCAGCCTAAACATCCATTTAAAAGAGATGGATTGCTAAAAGCGTCCTGTAAATTATACTGAATGCGGTTTGACCAGTGATGTTTTGTTCCGCCTAAGAATATCCACGTTGAAGAAAAATCTTTTAAACCGTTAGCCTTTATATGCCCTTGTTTATTGACGCTGTAATGTTCTCCTCTAAAGGTAAAATTTAACGTTTTCATTTTGTCGCCTCCTTTTTTTAGTTTTTGCCGGATAAGCTCCGGCGGGCTATGCTAAATTACCTTGACTGTCAAACTCAAACTCATTGGCGTTAATTGTTTCAACAATAGCTTCTTCGCTTGTCAAATAGTCATAGCTAGCGTTAAGCGTTTTATATATCCATTTCATAAAATCCCTTAACAGTTCAATACAGGCTTCCTCTTGTTCTGCTGTAATTTCCTTTTCATCATGCAAAGCATGATAATAATGACCAGAATGTTTAACATTTGCGTAAATTCCAAAAGGCTTTAGGCTTTGCAATCCTTTGGCGATACGGTGTAGTTCTTTATCTTTTGGAGCATATTCTTTTACTGCCTTTAATGCGCCCCTTGTTTGGTCAAAACGTCCTTCAAAATATGCGCCGTCGCCTTGTGAAAAAAAGCCGCTCCAATAAACATTTTTAATGTCAATTCCCATTAATGCGCCGATAGTTTTCGCGTCCTCAATTATGCCTTCGCTCCATCCGTCATAATTAACATTAATGTCGTAAAGATTTTCAATCACCTTTTCTCTTGTCTCTTCCGGCAATTCTTCAAACTTGTAAAGCGTTCTTGTGGTCGTTTCTGTTCTCATGGTTATTATCCTCCTCTTTTAATCTTCAATTTTAGCCAGATAATAAGTTTTGTTTTTATCTTTACTGCTCTCTGTATTCCACTGCAAGAAAATACCAATTTCATTGGCAATCTGCTCAATAGAAGAAAACCCGCAAGCACCATCAAGGCTAATTTTAAAGCCGCCCTTATTTTCAATAATATGACCGCCATAAAACGACAATGACTTGTAAAGCCATTTTTCGCCTGTGGACGTGTTTTTATTATAATCTTTATCCTTAATGCTGTTTATTTCATCGGCAAACCGCTTTAAAAGCCTATCTTGGTAATTGTTTTGAAGCCAATTAGCCAAACAAGTGCCCTGCATATCATAGCCGCCGCCGTTACAACTTGCCACCTTTTTGTCATCAACGTAAAGCGAGCAAATATTATAACCATATGTCTCCCGCCCTCTTGATACCGTCCATTTAAAAGTCAATAGCTTTGTTTCCATTATTTTAATCCTCCTCTTTTTATTTTTCCGCAATCGCGGTTAATATAGCTTGCCGGATAAGCTCCGGCGGGCTTGGTTAATATTCGTTGCCGTTCTGTAAGCATTCTTTTTTTGTGCCGTTTGTTACTGCCCAATAAATAGGATAATTTTCCGTTCTCTCATATTCATATAATGCTTTTTTATCTTTTGGGAATGGACTGTTTTTAACGTTATGATAGTCATTTTTATTAATCCATCCGAAATCAAACATGGCTTCAAGCCCCGTTTGTTTGTAATGCTCATCATAGCCATAGGTCATTTTACAAAATATCTTTTTGTTGTCCTTATTCCTTGTAATTTGCACCGAGTGGTAAGTATTGCCGTTGGCCTTATCAAACCACTTGACCACTTTCGCTGTAAATAAAAGCTTTCTTGTTTTCATGTTTCTAGCCTCCTTGTTTAGTTTGGTTTAATAATTAAAAATAGCGTTTTGGTATTCCTCTTTAGATACTTTGTGCTCATTCAGCCATACATCAAGGCTATGTTTTGTCGGTTCACAAACAACAGCGCTTTCCACTAGCCCGTCGTCGTCTTTTATTTCTGCTGAGTATGTAGCACTATCATCATCATACCATATTTTTACTTGCCTCATTTTGTCGCCTCCTCTT